CGGTCTGAGATACTTGATACATATAAGAGTGCTCCAGTTAATGACCGAAGCAAAATACTAAACTATTTTATAAAACAAAGACTAAAAACACTTACAGAATCTATAGGAGAATTTTAATAATGGAACTGTTAATATCAGAAATCTTAGACAAGGTTTCTAAAATAAAATCGAAGAAAGACAAAGTAAAATTTCTTCAAGACAATAATACTGACTCACTACGTATGGTACTTAAATCTGCATTTGATCCTAAAATTAAGTGGTTATTACCAGAGGGTGATGTTCCCTATAAACGTAATGATGCACCAGAAGGTACAGAACACTCTGTTCTTGCATATGAAGCTCGTAAACTTTACCATTTTATAGAAGGTGGTAATGCTGATATAACTCAAGGTAAACGTGAAACAATGTTTATTCAGATGTTAGAAGGTTTGCATGAGAGTGAAGCAGATGTTCTATGTGCAGCCAAAGATAAGGTTCTTCATCAGAAGTATAAAGGTCTATCTGAACCAGTTGTAAAGGAAGCTTTCTCTTGGAATGACGAATTTATGCAGTTGGATGGCCCTGATCCAAGACAAGGACGCTAAATTAATTTAAACTTTTTTCACTTTTCGTTTAGAATCAATGACTTACAATGTACGATTTCCCTTGACAATCTTTCTTTCTTGATGTATACTAATAATATAATCAAGAAAGAAAGGAATTACTGATTATGATTAATATTATGAAAACATTTGAAAGTCTTGAAGATGGTATCGCAAATATGATTGCTGCCTGTAATCATGACTATAAAAAATTCAGAACCACTGAAAAGATGGTTGAAGAGTTTGAAAACGGTTGGGTTGTTAAAAAAGGTAAGAAATATATTAAAATTTGTACTAACAACGGTGGTTCTGCTTGGGGTTTTATTGTCGCTACTGATGATGACAAAAAGTTTAAAAAAGGTGACTTGTTAAAGTGTGCTGGTTATAATGCGCCTACAAGAAACGCTGCAAGAGGTAACGTCCTTAAAGGTGGTTTCTCTGTTAATTGGATGGGGCCTCTTTATTTGATTGGCCCAGAAGGTTATTCTATTAAATCAACTAAAACTGGAGTATTTGGATAATGAATATAGTGATTAAATGGTTAAAAACTCCAAGAGATTGGAAAATGTTTATAGGTGATGTTCTAGGTATGGGTATGATATTTGGAATGGGTTTTGCTGCATTGGTTGCATTTTAATGAATTTTGTTCTTGTAACAGGTTCTAATATTTCTCGGCGTTCACTCGCTGAGAATATTGTTAACTTTTGTATAGAAGAGCTTATGCCTCGTATGAGAACTCTTGATATAGAAGTTAAGATTCGCAGTATGAAGGATGAGGGTGCAATTGGTTTTTGTTTGGAAACTGATAACAATCGTACATTTGAAATAGATGCAGAAAAAACTCTTGATGAGGAAAACTTCATAGAGACAATTTGCCACGAAATGGTTCATGTATGGCAAAGTGCGACTCGTAGAATGAAAGAAAAATCTACAAACAGATTATGGTTATGTAAAGACGGTAAGTATCGTAATTACACTAACTGTGATTATTATCGTCAACCTTGGGAAGTTCAAGCATATCGTATGCAAGAAGGACTCAAGACAAAATTTATGGAAAGTAATTTATATGATAAATGAAGCTATTATGGCAGGATTGATTATGTTCAGTCCAGTAAATGCAAATGAAGTCAAATATAATATATCATCAGTTAAATGTCTAGCAGATAATATGTACCATGAAGCTCGTGGTCAAGGAACTGCTGGTTTACTTGCAGTATCAAGTGTTGTTATTAATCGTGTTAAAGATAAAAGGTTTCCTAATACAATATGTGAAGTAGTGAAACAAGGCCCAACAAGGGAAAGTTGGAAGAAAAATGGTAAGTATATTCCTATCAAAAATAAATGCCAATTCTCTTGGTGGTGTGATGGTAGGAGTGATGTACCGAAAGATATAAGAACATATAACAGATTGGTTAAAATTGCAGAGACTCTAATATATCATAAAGTTCCTTTTATAGATATCACAGATGGTGCTTTATTTTATCATGCTGATTATGTCAAACCCGATTGGGCTAAAACTAAAACTAAGACTGTAGAGATACAGGATCATATTTTTTACAAATGGGAAAGAAAATAATGTATAAAAGAGAAAAGGTTGCTTTAATGAAAGAAGAAATGAAAGCTTGGTTTGAGATGAAGGAAAAAGAACGTATAGCTGCATTACCTTTTCCGAATCCCATAAATCGACACCAACGTAGAGCTAACATTGCACAGGAGAAAAAATGACTTTTGATGAATACCAGAAATTTGCACGATCAACTGCAATATATCCAGATGAATGTAAAATCACATATCCAACACTTGGACTTTGTGGAGAAGCTGGTGAGGTTGCAGAGAAGGTAAAAAAGAACATCAGAGATGGTAAGTCTCTTGAAGGTGTAGGTCTAGAGTTAGGTGATGTCCTATGGTACATCTCAGCACTTGCAGATGACCTTGGTGTAACACTAGAAGAGGTTGCACAAGCAAACGTAGATAAGTTGCGGTCTAGAATGGAACGTAACAAAATTAAAGGAAGTGGAGATAACCGATAATGCTTATTAAGAAAATTGAATACCACACGGTGCATAGTCATTTTGATTATGATATTCCAGATGAGGATATCATTGCAGAGTTTGGTAGTGTTGAAAAGTTTGAAGAACATTTTGCAGACGAAACAGATGAGTTCTTTGAGTTTGTAGAAGATTATGGTTACGATAGAGATGATGATTGGTTCTCTGATCGTAAAGGTGGATATGAAGTTGAATGGAGTTTTGTTGAAGAATGAACTGGTTGTTGATTTTAACTGTATGTGGGCCTTTGAGTGCCTATGACTGCAAATCTCAAATAGTTTCTGTACACCAAAAGATAGAACAGTGTACAGAAGAACAACTAAAACTTGCTGATATGCCAACTGATGGTGATTGGAAAACTATAATCTATGAATGTAAATTAAAGAATGGAAGTAAAGCATGAACATATTTTATCTCGATAAAGACCCTGTAATTGCGGCCCAAATGTCTGCCGACAAACATTGTGTAAAGATGATTCTGGAGAGTGCTCAAATGCTTTCTACGGCCCATCGTGTTTTGGATGGAGATGATATCGCAAACGAAAAGGGTATGTACAAGATGGCTCATAAGAACCATCCAAGTACTATCTGGACTCGCTCTTCTGTGCATAATTATATGTGGTTGTACGTACACATGACTGCTCTTATGAATGAGTATACATACCGATATGGCAAACACCATGCGACAGAACGACTACTAGAACCTCTTAGTAAACCCCCATCTTCTATTCCTATGGTAGATTTTACTTCTCCGCCGCAATGTATGCCAGATTATTGTAAGGGTGATGATACTGTACTTGCATATCAAAAGTACTATATAATAGAGAAATCAAAGATTGCTACTTGGAATAAAACACGATCAGCTCCTAAATGGTGGAAGGATAATATTGATGGAAGTAAGAGAGGGTTACTACGATTACATGACCAGAAGATTGCGTGAGGATACATCTAGAATGTCACTTATAGAAAAAGATATGGCTGGCTTAACTGAGTCTCATTATAATGTGTTGAAACATTTAAAAGATGTTACACAATATAATTTAGAATTGATTAAGAAAATTGAAAGATTGGGTGGTGATCCCAAACAAATGGAGATGGATATTTAATGCCTAGTTACACTTTTTATGATGAAAAATCTGGAATAGAATGGACAGAGATGTTATCTATTGCAGAGAGAACAAAATTTCTTGAAGAAAATAAACATATAAGACAAGCTGTAGTTCCTGTTGCTGTTGTGGGAGATCATGTTATGGGCGTTGGGCCGAAGACAGATAGTGGTTTTGAAGAACGTATGTCTCAAATCGCAAATTCACATCCTGGCTCTCCTCTTGCATCAAGATATAAAAGTAACGAATCTCATGCAAAGATTAAGGCCCGAAGTGTTATAGATAAACATAAGAAGAAAAAGCCCTTTGTAAGTTGATAAATATTTTAAAATGGTACAGGCGAGAAATACCAAACTTCAGCACCGATGCACAGCATTGACGCAAGCTGGGAAGTCCCTCCGCCTATGTACCAGAGAGGGGGTAGCGCTGCTCCCTCTCACATTAATTTGAAAGAAAGAAAATGGCAAGTAAGAAAAATAAAGAAATCAATCACAATAATCTAGTAACAATCAAACCGATTACTGATAACCAAAAATTAGTTTTCAATAGTTGGAAGAAAGAACAACATCAATTTTTGTTTGGTGCGGCTGGTACAGGGAAGACATTTATCTCTATGTACTTGGCACTTCAATCTGTTATGGATTTAAAGTCTAAACATGATAAACTTGTTATAGTACGTTCTTTGATTCCTACAAGAGAGATTGGTTTCCTCCCTGGCGATGAAGAAGATAAGGCAGCCCTGTACCAAGTTCCTTACCAAAACATGGTACAGTTTATGTTTGAGCAACCTAACGAACAATCATTTAATAATCTCTATGATCGACTCAAAGGTCAAGGTTCTCTTTATTTTCTATCAACTTCTTTTCTAAGGGGGTTGACATTTGACAATACAGTTGTTATAGTAGATGAATGTCAGAATTTAAACTTTCATGAATTGGATACTATTATAACAAGGATAGGACAAGATTCTAGAATTATTTTCTGTGGTGATTTTGATCAAACTGATTTACAGAGAACAAATGAAATAAATGGGCTATTTAATTTTGTTAAGATTTTAGAGGAAATGGAAGAGTTTAACTGTACAGAATTTACCATTGGAGATATTGTGCGGTCAGGTTTTATTAGAAGTTATTTAATTAATAAAATTAAACTTGGAATAGGAATGGATTAATTGAAACATACAGAACGCCAATGGTTTAGAGAAGTAGGGTGGGGAAAAGTGCCAGAAGAATACAAATACAAATGTCCTAAATGTGAAGACACAGGAAAAATACCGATGTATAAATTAAATCATGCTCATGTTGAAGGAGCACTTGCAACAACATTAACAGATTGTGATGAATGTAATGGAGAAGAATAATGAATATGGAAAAATTAAGAGAAGAGTTAGAAGCCGATGAAGGAGTCAAATACGAAATATATAATGATCATCTTGGTTATGCTACTTTTGGTATCGGGCATCTTATACTGGACTCCGATCCCGAGCAAGGTTCATCAGTCGGGACTCCCGTCAGTGAGTCCAGAGTCGCTGAGGCCTTCCAATCAGATATCGTTCAAGTCGTGTCTGACTGCGAAACCCTCTACCCAGATTTTGAGAGTTTGCCAGAAGATGCTCAACGAATAATTGCAAACATGATGTTTAACATGGGACGCCCAAGGTTGAGTAAGTTTAAGGGAATGAAACGTGGTGTAGATTCAAGAGATTGGAACGCAGCCGCAGATGAGATGGTAGATAGTAATTGGTATCGCCAAGTAACCAATCGAGCAGAAAGACTAGTAACAAGGATGCGAAATATAACTTAATGTTTAATCATTTGAATGTGGAGTTGCCCCCTATAAATGCAACAACAACAGACGGTGTTCGTCTATATGAGACACCAGAAGGAAACAAGTACCCATCAATCACAACCATTCTATCAGTTCGTAATAAGTCTGGACTGATGGCGTGGCGTAAACGTGTAGGTGAAAAGACTGCAAACTATATCGCTGGTAAGG